ATTGTTCCGGCTCTGGTACTACTACACGAGATAACATTCTCATGCATGTTATTATAGCTGCCGCTTTTCTTAGCGAGGCTTATTACATTAAGATGGGAGAACTTCCCACTTTTCATCTTCTTTGCCAACAGTGTGTTAAACTGTTTGGAGATGACAGTGTTTTTGCTGTTGATCTTGAATTTGAGCATGTTTTGTACCGTCAAAACGAAGAAGACGGCTTCCTTAACCAGTTCTTTAAAAGAATGGGCATGAAATTGAAGTTTCTGCATGGAGGCGTAGATTATCCCATCGATAAGATGGAGTTTCTCGGTTTTAGGTTTCATTTAATTGGTGATAGATATTATCCCTACTATGATCCTATTCGTCTTGCTACCTCTTTCATTCATACGAATGATAAATCTGACAAGTTGGAAGCGTTTATTTCTAAATGCTTTGTTTTAACTATGATGTCCTATGCTTCTGAGCATAAGCGATTGTTCCTTGATGCCTATAAGGCTCTCTTGGATAGTGTGAAGACACATGAAATCACCCCTGGGATTCAGGGATTCTTGAACATCGGCCCTTTGTCCGATCGTGTTCTTGAGAATTTCTATTCTGGGGCAGAATCTGATTCTGCTGATTTTTGTTTTTTTGAATCAGCATGGAGGAGGATGGAAGAAAAAGATTCGACCCTTTTTCTAAGATGAGCAACCGCACAGTTAAAACTATTGTTAGGACACAACCCAAAAAGTCCATTAAAGCTAGACGAGCTAAACGAGCTCATCAAGCTAAAGTCGTCGTTGTTAGACAGCAACGGCGCACTGCCAACCCACGTAGACGCCCTCAAAAGAGAGCTAATCGTGGCACCCTTAATCGCGGGATTGAGGGTGTGAACATGTTGGCGCCTGAGATCTGCAATCGTAGAACTCATACTCCACCCCGAATTGAAGAGGGTTTTGAGCTCGTGGCTACCGTTCTTGGTAGTGTTGCTTTTGCAACGACACAGTTCAACATTAACCCTGGAAACGCGACCACGTTTCCTGTTCTCTCAGCCATCGCTCGCTTGTATGAACGTTACGAGTTTGAGCAATTGTCCTTTCATTATGGACATGATGTGTCTGGCTTTGCTGCCCAAGGCCAAACAGGACTTGTTTACCAGTCCGCTCTTTATGATGCTGCTTCTGCAGCTCCCACTACAGTCAATCAAATTGAGGCAACTGACCCTTTTGTCGTCTGTATGCCGAATGAGAACTCTTGTCTTCGGTTGGACAAAAAGTCCATGCATCCTTCGAATGAACCGAAGTTTGTTTTGGCAGGTAACCCTCCTGGGGCTACCGATATCAAGACTTACAACGCTGGATCGTTGTTTATTTCCTCTTCTGGGCTGGCTAACGCCAGTGAGTGTGGAAAATTGCGTGTAAAGTACAAAGTTCGTTTGTTCGATCGCATTCTTGATGCTACAGCCGTTTCTGCTCCTGCAAACTTTTCAGTTTCGAGCTTTCAAACTGCCGGTACTGCTACTGAGCCTATCGTTACTGCTACGGGTTTAACCCTAGCTATGGCTGTTCCTGTAGTTAACGGTTTGGGTGCCGTTAATGTTGCTGGTTCTATTTTATTACCAGCTGGTAACTATCTTATTGATAGTGTTGCGTTTCTGTTTGCCACTGCAGTTACCAATTTTACCGTTGGGGTTCGAAAAAATGGTGTTCTTGTTGGAGTTTCGTCTCTACAAACTTACACCGCTGGTGATGCAGTCACTAGTGCCGTTATGGCAATTAACCCCGCTTTCTTCACCAGTAATGGTGCAGATCTATTAACCCTAGTGGTTTCCGCTAACACCACTTTCACTGGTGTTGGCCTTGCAGGTGGATCTATCCGTATCACTGCTGTTTGAGCTTTTGCTCTTTTTATCGGGTTATTACCGTGTGAACTTGTATTCCTAAATAATTTCCTTTCGCTAAATGCGTTGTGAACACCACTTATGAGTGATTAACGTAAAAAAAAAAAAAAAAAAAG